TGTCTGCTGACATGGGTGGCGTTAATAAGGGCTACGATCCAGTTCTTATCTCACTTGTTCGCCGTTCAATGCCTAACCTAGTTGCATACGACATTGCTGGTGTTCAGCCAATGACCGGTCCAACTGGATTGATCTTCGCTATGCGTTCTAAGTATGCAGTAACTCCTGCTAACACAGACACATGGACTGAAGCATTCTTTAACGAAGCCGACAACGACTTCTCAGGTCTTGCTGCTACACAAATGGCTGGCACAACAGGTACTGCAAACACTGCTAACTCAGGCGTTGGTATCTCTACATCAGCTATGGAAGCGAATACCACTTTCAAAGAAATGGGCTTCTCAATTGAAAAAGTTTCTGTAACTGCAAAGTCACGCGCTTTGAAAGCAGAATACACAACTGAGCTTGCACAAGACTTGAAAGCAATTCACGGCCTAGACGCTGAGACAGAACTTTCAAACATCTTGACTTCTGAAATTCTTGCAGAAATCAACCGTGAAGTTATCCGCACAGTATACACAACCGCTGTTCGTGGCGCGAATACTGGCACAACTACACAAGGTACTTTCGATCTTGACGTTGACTCAAATGGTCGCTGGTCAGTAGAGAAGTTCAAGGGCTTGATGTTCCAAATCGAGCGTGAAGCGAATGCTATTGCTAAAGGCACTCGTCGTGGTAAAGGTAACATCATCCTTTGTTCATCAGATGTTGCATCTGCATTGTCAATGGCTGGCGTTCTTGACTACACACCTGCGCTTAACAGCAACAACTTGAACGTTGATGACACAGGCAATACCTTCGCGGGTGTTCTAAATGGTCGTTACCGTGTTTACATCGACCCATATGCAGGCGGCGACTACGCAGTTGTTGGCTACAAAGGCTCAAACGCTTTTGACGCTGGCTTGTTCTACTGCCCATACGTGCCGCTACAAATGGTTCGCGCTGTTGGTGAAGATAGCTTCCAACCAAAAATTGGCTTTAAGACACGTTACGGCATGGTTTCAAACCCATTCGCTGACGGTACCGCTGCTGCTACACAGGGTGCGCTTACTGCTGCTACAAACCAGTACTACCGCAGAATGCTTATCACAAACATTCTATAATAAGAATTGTGATAGCAAAACAAGAGGCAGCCTTCGGGCTGCCTTTTTTTATGCGATATAAATAGTAGACAGAAAGATTAGGGAATTATTATGACACAACAAAACTTTTTATCGCAGAACGGCTTTAGATTTAATGTGAAGCGTTTGCCCAATATTTCTTTCTTTGTGCAGAATGTGAACATCCCTGGTGTCACAATGAATGCTGATGAAACACCAACGCCTTTTGGTACAATGTATAGAGTTGGCGACAGATTGACTTGGGATGATTTGACACTTACAATTCGATCGGACGAAGACTTAGAAGCGTTTAGCGAAATCTATAACTGGATGGTTGCCGCAACGAAGTCGGCTGGATTTGCAGGTTATCAAGCATTAGCCAATAGTGACGATGGTGTATATTCAGACGCGACACTTACTATATTGAATAGTAAGAAAAATTCAAACAAAATTCTGACATTCCGAGACATGTTTCCTATTTCGCTTGGCGCAATAAACATGGACGTTACTCCATCTGATGTATCGTATTCGACATTTGATGTCACATTCAAATATAATATTTACACACTGGAATCATTATAAGGTTGACAAACTTGTTTTATCGTGTTACACTTTAAAATAAACCTTATGGAGTTTACAGTGAACGTAGAAGAAATATATTCAGAATGGGCAAAAGATGGCGCGATTGATCAAGCAGATATCTCCAGAACAGCGTCTGATATTCCAAAGTTGCACAACAAATATTACAGATATTACATAGAAGAAGGCTTCAAGTTAAAGAAGCAACGAGCCGAATACAAAATTCTGATTAAGCTGAAAAACGATTACTACCGTGGCGACATGGACAGCACAGAATTAAAAGAACATGGCTGGGCACCTCAACCACTACGTATTCTCAAAGCAGATATTCCAACATACTTAGACGCTGACAAAGATGTTATAGAAGCATCCCTCAAGATTGGCATTCAAGAATCGAAAGTCGAATATCTGGAATCCATAATCAAACAAATCAACAACAGAAACTTTATCTTATCGAACATCATAAATTGGGAAAAGTTTAGAACTGGCGCATAAATTCTGTATTGTATAAATAAGAGTGTAGTTCACGATGCGCCAACATCCAACTACTCTAGTCAACCAAGGGAGGTTTCAATGACCAGCAATCTTATTTATAATCCAATAGCAATGGCTTTAGGTACAAAACATGATCCAAATTTTGTTTGGGAATTTGATATTACAGGACACGAACATTCTATTGACAAGTTTGGTTCTTTTTCAGGAAAAAAACACACAGAAGAATCAAAACTATTGATAGGCAAAGCGAATAGCGGCAAAAATAACATTTTGTTTGGTAAAAATCTTACAGAAGAAACCAAACAAAAAATGAGTAAAGCACATAAAGGCAAGATTCTTTCAGAAGAACACAAACAAAAAATAAGCCAATCCCAAATGGGCAAGATTCTTTCAGAAGAACACAAACAAAAAATGAGATACGAAATTGCAAATCGACCTAGTGTGACTTGTCCTCAGTGCAACAAAGTTGGCAAAGACAAAGGCATGAAACGTTGGCACTTTAATAACTGTAGGATAAAAAATGAGTGATCTAGTTACAGTGGAAAAAGTTAACGAAGTATACATCCGAGTTTGCACCGAATCAGGTATAAAAATGGAACTGTCAAAGCACTTCGAGTTTGAAGTTCCTGGTGCTAAGTTCTCACCCGCGTACCGCAACAAGGTGTGGGACGGCAAGATTCGTCTTTTCAATACTATGACAGGCTTGATATATGCTGGACTGCTACCTCACCTATTGAAGTTCTGCGATACTCGCCAATACGAATGTGAAGTTGACGCAGCATTGAAGCCAGACGAAACTGTCCAAGACACTGCTGGTTACGATCTTGCAAAAGAGTTTGATTCGATTTACGCACCAAGAGACTATCAGAACAACGCAATTGTCCATGCACTCAAAAACAATCGGTCGTTGCTGCTGTCTCCTACAGCATCTGGTAAGTCGTTTATCATATATTTGCTATCTAGGTTCCACGCAGAACAAGGCAGAAAAGTTCTGATTGTTGTTCCCACTGTATCTCTTGTCACACAGATGTCCGCAGACTTTGTGGAATACAACAAGGGTAGACCTTTGAAAATACACAAAATCATGGGTGGTGTTGAAAAGAATGTTGACGCTGAATACACCATCACAACTTGGCAGTCCGTGTTCAAAGAAAAGAAAGACTGGTTCAACAAGTTCGATATGGTCGTGGTTGATGAAGCCCACCTTGCAAAAGCGAAGTCAATTACGGGCATCATGGAAAAAATGCCCGACTGCAAATACAGATACGGATTGACTGGTACACTTGACGGCACACAGACGCATAAACTTGTCCTTGAAGGGTTGTTTGGCAAAGTATTTGATGTTGTGAAGACTAAGACCCTCATTGACGATAAGACACTTGCTGAATTTAAAATCAAGGCGATTGTTCTGGGTTATCCAGACGCTATCAAGAAACAAAACACTGGCAAAGAATACCAAGAAGAAATAGACTGGATCGTAAGAAACGATAGTCGGAATAGTTTCATTCGCAATCTTGCATGGAGTTTACCAGGTAACACTCTCATTCTCTTTCAGTTTGTAGAGAAGCATGGCAAACTTTTACATCCCATGTTAGAAAAAGAAGGCAAAGCAGTCCACTTCATTCATGGCGAAGTGAAAGCAGAAGATCGGGAAAATGTTCGACACTTGACAGAAGCGACAGACAACAACATTATACTTGCGTCATACGGCACTTTTTCGACAGGCATAAATATACGAAGATTGGACAACATCATCTTTGCATCGCCGTCTAAGGGTAAGATACGAAACTTACAATCTATCGGACGCGTCCTTCGTAAGGGCAACGGCAAAGAGAAGGCAACACTCTATGACATTGTAGACGACCTACAGTGGAAAAGCAAAAAGAACTTTGCAGTGCTGCACTTTCTTGAAAGAGTAAAGATATACACAGACGAAGGTTTTGAATTTAAAATCTACAATGTCGATATAAAGGGATAGTCATGGCGGACATAGTAAACGTGAAACTAAAGAACGGCACTGACATCCTTTCTATCTTGCTGTCAGATCAAGAACTGTTTGTCCTTCTGGAGAATCCAGTGCAGATCGAAACGGATCCTGAACATGGCTTTTATGCAAAGAGTTGGCTTCTGTTGTCTGAGAGTAATGTTGTGCCAGTGAGTAAATCGGACGTCTTCTACATCCATCATGCCAGCGACAAGGCTATAGGTTACTACGAGAGTTTTCTTGAAAGAATGGCATATAAGAAGCCTGAAGACAGTGAAGAAGAATTTACGAATGAACTTGAAGAGATATTTGGTGCTATGCTAGAGTCAAAAGAATCAACAAAGCACTGATGTATTCATAAACGTTAAGTTCATTATACACGAAGCGGAAAAAGAGTCAAGATAAAAAACTACTTGACACGAAAGTATTTTTATGTTATATTATCAGAAAGAAGGCATACGTGATTATCAAAAAGACCAAAAGGAACTACATCAGCAACCCAGATTTTCTTGAGGCTATCAAGACATACAAGAAGTTATGCCTTGAAGCAGAGGACTCAGGCGATGAAGCCCCTCGCATTCCCAACTATATTGGCGAATGCCTCTACAAGATTTCAACCAGACTCGCATCTCGACCAAACTTCTCGGGATACACATACAAAGACGATATGATTAGCGACGGACTAGAAAATGCCATCCAAGCACTCGGTAATTTTGATCCAGAAAAGTCAAGCAACCCTTTCGCATATTTCACGCAAATCATCTGGTACGCCTTTCTGAGACGAATTGAGAAAGAGAAGAAGCAGATGTATATCAAGCACAAGGTTATTGAGAACTCGGTAATTCTTGGCACTGCTATGGAAAAGAATGACGGCGATTCTGGTGACGCCGCTTTCATTGACCTGAATAACGACTA